TGTTTGTACGGGTCTGGGGAAAATACTAACGGTCATAACCGTTGAACTTGCAACGCAAACACCGGGTCGTGGGGTGAGGGTGCGGGGGATTTTAGAGGGGCGCTAGGGTGCCGTCCTGGTACACGTTCTCCGTGACGGTGATGTATCGCCCCTGCGAATAGAATTCGATCTGCTGACCGCGCCACATGCGCTTGAAGCCGCGCTGCGGGACGGCCGTCCCCCAGATATGCAGCCCGCGCCCAGACGGTGAGACCTCAACGTAGGAACCCTCGTAGTACGCGAGAAGCGCGCGAGCGGCCTCGTTGGGGATGCCATGCTCATCGAGGCACCCGTCAAGGTCGATACAGCCGATGCCATCCCCGAGGACGAACCCCAGGGGAGCACCAGTCGCGCTCGCGGCCGCGTGAGTGCTCCACGTGCTCGGGTCAGTAACTGAAGCCCAGCGCCCCGTGCGTGAGCACAGCGGGCGCTTGTCGATGTGGTTGACCCATCGGGGGCGGTTAATGAGCTCGGCGGGCAGCGCCCGCGGGGTGTGCGTCTGCGCGGCGCGGTGGTGAGCGACTCGGCATCGAGTGCTGCAAAAGCGCGCGTCGGCGCGCGCCCATTGTTTGAGCGTTCGGCCGCAGTGATCGCACGTTCTCATGAGTCCTATTGTAACGGTTAATGCCTTGATATTCTGCGGATTGGAGGGGTAGTTATGGCTGGACGTGGCCCCGCGCCGAAGCCGAAGGGCTCGCGAGCTCGCCGGAACAAAGACCCCCAAATCCTGCGTATCATCACAGCGCAGCCAGTCGAACAGCCGTCACTGCCGGTCATCGAGCAAGTCGTGCTCGACGAGAACGGGAAGCCGCGGAAGAAGCGCTTTACGTGGCCAACGGTCACGCGGCGCTGGTGGAAGATGTGGGGGGAATCCCCGTTGAGCGCCGAGTACACCGAGACTGACTGGTCTTTCTTGCTCGATACCGCGTACCTGCACGCCCTGTACTGGAAGGGCGATTTCCGCATGGCCGCTGAACTCAGGTTGCGTGTCGCGAAGTTCGGCGCGACACCCGAGGACCGTGCCAGGCTGCGGATTCAGTTCGCGGTGGCCGATAACCTCGAAGACGACGCCGAGACCGCCGTTGATGATGCGGCGCCCGTTTCTGCGCGAGCGCGCAGGCGGCAGAAGAAACTGAGGGCGGTGTAACGTGCCCTGGATGCCGATCGACGAGGACGATGAGTTCCCGACGCTCGGATACGACATCGCGGACTGGATGATGGAGTTCCTCCTCATGCCTGACCGGGACGAGGACAGCGAGGAACACATCCCGTTCGTGCCCACGCAGGAACAGATTGAATTCCTCGCGAGGTTGTACGAGCTGGACCCGGACACGGGCCGCCGCGTCAAGCAGCGCGCGGTGCTGTCGCGTCCGCGTGGGTGGGGCAAGAGTCCGTTTCTCGCGGCGATCTGCTGCGCCGAAGCAATGGGACCCGTTCTGTGTGACGGGTGGGACGCGGACGGGCAGCCGGTCGGCGTGCCGTGGTCAAAGCGCCGCACCCCAATCGTCCAGGTCACGGCGACCACAGACGATCAGACTGCGAACACGTGGGATCCGCTCCTGGAGATGCTTCGCGGCTCTCCGGCTGAGTCGGAGTATGGCCTCGACCCGATGGATTCCTTTGTGGCGCTGCGTCGCGGCCGCATTGAAAAGCGCACGTCGTCGGCGACGTCCGTCAAGGGGGCCAAGGCGGTCATGGCGGTCATGGACCAGACGGAGACGTGGTTGCCGTCGAACGGCGGGCCGAAGCTGGCGAAGACGCTGCGTGCGAACGCTGACAAGCTCGGGGGCCTCACGATCGAGACCCCCAACGCCTACACGATCGGCGAACGATCGGTAGCGGAAACAACGGCTCGATTCTACGAGCTGATCAAAGAGGGGAAAGTCAAGCCCGAAGCGGCGCGGGGCCTGTATTACGATCACCGTGAGGCCCCGCTGGACACCGACATCTCGGACCGCGAATCCCTCATCAACGGCCTGCGAATCGCCTACGGAGACTCGGCAGCAGACCCGCGCGGCTGCGCCATCCACGAGCCCGAGTGCGAGCCCGGCTGGGTTGACATCGAGCGAATCGCGGACTCGTTCTGGCACCCGGACAACGATCCGGCGGACATGTGCGCCAATTTCCTCAACCAGATCAACTCCGCGTCGGACGCCTGGCTGACAATGCCGGAGCTAAGGGCCATCGAGGACCACGGTAAGACGATCTCGTCAACCGAGCCGATCACACTCGGATTCGACGGCTCCGAAGGTAGGAGGATCGGTATCGCGGATGCCACGGTCTTAATCGGCTACTCGGTGACGCAGCGGCACCTGTTCAAGGTCGGGATCTGGACTCAGCCGGACGGCCCTGCAGGTGAGGGCTGGCAGCCCCCGCGGCTGGAGATCGAGCAGACCGTGCGCGACGCTTTCGAGCGCTTCAACGTCGTCGGTTTCTACGCTGACCCATCCGCAGGGTGGGCGCAGGACGTGAAGGCCTGGGAGGCGCGCTACTCGCGTCGCCTGCGCGCCAAGATCAGCGCGTCCGAGCCGATCCGCTATCCACAGCGCAATGTCTCTCAGACGTGTGAGAACTTCGCGCAGCTGCTCTCCGCGATCCACCAGAACCTCATCACCTACGACGGAGACCCGACGATGACCGCGCATCTGCTCAACGCCCGCAAGTCCCCGCGACAGGCAGGCTACGTCCTGGTCAAACCGGCGGATGACCAGGACTACTCCAAGATCGACGCGGCCTGGGGCGCGATGTTCGCGTATAAGGCTGGCCTCGACGCGGTTGGTAAGGGTGCGGCCAGGCCGACGGCGCGCCGCGCGCCCAGACGACTCTACTAACACGCACTGGGGAAGGAGGCCCCACCTCATGACCAAGACCCCCGAGGAGTGGCTCGCCTACCTCACTGCAAAGATGGACAAGGAGCGTCCGCGAACGGATCTCCTGCGTTCATACACCAACGGGTCATCTCCCCTGCCGGAGATGGGCCCGAATCTCGCGAAGGCCTGGTTGAAGTTCCAGCGCCGTGCGCGCACTAACCCGGGCAAGCTTGTCGTGTCCGCGCTCGCGGACCGTCTCATCCCTAACGGGGTGACGGTCGGAGCCAGCGAGGACAGCCCCGCCGCGCAGGCGGCCGCGCGCATCTGGCGCGACAACCGCCTCAAAGTGGTCTTCTCGGACGCGATCTGGGACGCGGCAACACTCGGGCGCGGCTACCTCCTGGTCACCCAGGACGAAGACGGCCGCGCATGCGTGACGTATGAGCGCCCGGAGCACATGTATGTGGAGCCGGACCCGGTGCGGCCGTGGCGTGCGCTCGCGGCCGTGAAGGTCTGGCGAGACCAGGCGGCTGGCCTCGACCACCTCGTGATGTGGACGCCGGGCCTGCGCATGTCCTATACGCGATCGGCATACGACAAGTCGCGACAGCTGATCTCTCGTGTGGCCGGGGACTGGCGACTCGACCTCGGCGGCGTCCAGCCCTTCGAGGGCGTGCCGCCGGTTGTGGTTCTCGAAAACAGGTTCGGGATGGGCGAATTCGAACATGTCCTGGACCTGATCGACCGCATCAACTGGCAAACTCTGCAGAGGCTGGTCATTATCAGCATGCAGGCGTTCCGCCAGCGGGCGCTCAAGTCTACTGAGGGGTCGGCTGGCCTGCCTGCTGAGGACGAGTCGGGGAATGCTATCGACTACCAGGCGATCTTTGAGCCCTCGCCTGCGGCCCTGTGGGAGCTGCCCCCGGGGGTGGAAATCTGGGAGTCCTCCCAGACACAGATAACGGAAATATTGAACGCGACCAAGGATGATTGGCGGGAATTGGCGGCCGAGACGGCAACGCCGATCTCGATCATGCTCCCGGACTCCGCCAACCAGTCCGCCGCGGGAGCTGAGCAGCCCCAGAAGGCTCTCCTATCCAAGGCGGGTGACAGGATCGAGCGCTTCAAGCCCGCGCTCGCCTACCTCATCGTCAAGGCGCTCGCGGTCGAGGGATACACGCTGGACGAGGCAGAGACCGTCGAGGTGCTGTTCGTGCCGCCTCACGCGGTGTCTCTCACGGAGAAGTACGCGGCGGCCGTCCAGGCCCGCAATGCTGGCGAGGCCTTGGAGACAATCCAGCGGAATATCCTCGGGTACTCGCCGGAGCAGATTGCTCAGGATAAACAGCGCCGTGCTGAGGAGCAGATAGCTCTCGCTTTCGCTTTGCAGGACCAACCAAAACCAGCGGCCGCGCAGGAGATCGCAGGGATCTAAACAGGTGACGGGGAGGGGGTAGTAGCGTGGCTGACCTGGACTCGCTCAACCGCCTCGCCGAGGCGTACGACGGCCAGGTCCATGCAATCCGCCAGCAGATCACCGCCTTCGGGCAGGCCTACTGGGACTCAATGCCGCATTACAGGGCAAGCGCAGTCGAGGACATGATCGAAGCGATCACCCCCAGAGTGACCGCAGGCCAGCTCCGTATAGCCGACTTGACGCGCGCGTACCTCGCACAGTGTGCCGGCGAACTCGGCTGGAACGTGGTCCTCCCACCCATCGACCAGGACGAGATACGCGGCGCTCGCGGCGTAGACCCGCGCGTCGTCTACCGTCGCCCGGCCGTCGACGTGTACACCGCGCTCGCGGCTGGCAAGCCTCTGCCGCAGGCTGCGGGTGAGGGCCGTCTGCGGCTGACGCAGTTGATCGGTGGGGACATGCAGCTCGCGAAGACGCATGCGTCCCGCCAGTCAATGCGGGGCTACCCGGAGGAGGGGCAGTTCTACCGGCGTGTTCTCACGGGGCGTGAGAATTGCGCCTTGTGCGTCGTCGCCTCGACCCAGCGGTATCACAGGGGTGACCTGCTGCCGATTCACCCTGGCTGCGACTGTGGGGTGCAGCCTCTTCCTCCGGGCCTGGCGGTCAATCAGGTGATCGACGAAGACTTGCTCGAACAAGTCCACCAGATCACGGCGGACCGCCTTGGCGTCTCTGACCGGGGTGGGCGTACCCCGGATTATCGGAAGCTCCTGACGGTCAGCGAACACGGCGAGTATGGGCCAACGCTGTCGTGGGCACAGCCCAAGGCAAAGCCTAAGACCAAGGCGGGTGGGGCTGAGCCGCCTAAGCCTCCCAAGCCCCCGAAGAAGACCGCAGCACAACCGCCGGACGACTCCGATCGTTTAAAGCGCCTGATGAGCGTTTCTGCCGAAAAATGGCATAAGACGCTTCAGTACGAGGGTGGGGACGTGACAGGGATTCCCGGAGAATTCCTGTATCCGGGGCATGGGGACGGACGGGTGTTCATCCCGGCAGTTTCGGCCAGAAAACCGCCCAGTGAGCATGAGGTGCTCACGGCGCTGCGCCTCGCGGAAACGGGAATGGACGTGCTGTTCCGTATAGATTCGCGCGAAGAAGGTGCGAAGAACCCAGACGCGGAAATGAATCAGCAGGTCTGGGAATTCAAAGCACCCACGGGGGAAGGCAAGAACACCATCGACTCGCAGATGAAGCGAGCGGGGAAACAAGCTGAACGCCTGGTCCTCGATCTGCGCCGTAGCAAACTCGACGATAGGGAAGCGATCGGGGATATTCGGCAGGGTATGCAGGGTCGTCATCTTACCCAAGTGATTGTCATAGATCATGCAGGAAATATTGTCCACATTCCATGAGTGTGGTACCCTAGTGGCGAGGACACTAGGCAGCCCCTTCGGGCAGCCGGGGTGTCCTCACTTCATATAGCTCAAATTCACCGGCCATGGGCGCAATGCCCGGGTCGGTTTTTGATACCCCAACCAGCCCCCAGCCGTAACGGTGTGGGGGCTTTCGTGTACCCGGAATGGGAGGAATCACCATGAAGAACCACCTGAAGCACCGTCCTTACCTTCGCTTCGTCGACGCCCCGTCCGCAGAGGCGGGAGGGGATGCGACGTCCGCGCAGGAAACCCCCGCAGCCGCTGAGGATACAGCCCAGCAGGTTGACTGGGAGGCTGAGGCGCGGAAGTGGAAGGAGCTGTCCCGCAAGAATGAGTCTCGGATGAAGGAGAACGCCGAAAAGGCGCGCCTCTATGACGAGGCTCAGGAGCAGGGCAAGTCTGAGTTGCAGAAGGCGCAGGAAGCGGCAGCGAAGGCTGAGGCGCGAGCTGCGGCGATGGAGGCCGAGGCGATGCGAGCGAAGGTCGCGGCAGCGACGGGCGTGGACGCTGACCTGCTGTCTGGCTCGTCAGAGGAGGAGCTGAGGGCATCTGCTGAGCGTCTCCTGGCGTGGCGAGCCGTGCAGGTGCCCAAGGGTGCTCCAGCGACTGATGCGGGGGTTCGTGGTGAGGAGATCAGGGCTGCAAGACAGCTCACCAGGGATGACCTCAAGAAGATGTCTCCCTCAGAGATCATCAAGGCCCGTAAGGACGGGCAACTGAACAACATCATGGGCATCGCATAAGCGGGCCAAGAAAGGACAGAAAATGACTCTGCAGCACTTCATTCCGGAGCTGTGGTCGGCCAGTATCCTTGAAAACTTCCGTCGTGACACGGTGCTCGTCGGGATGGCCAACCGTGAATACGAGAAGGCCTTCACCGCGGGCTCGAAGATTCACATCCCCGGGATTGTGGATGTGAAGGTCAAGGATTACAAGACCGGCGCAGTCACTGGGACTGGCGGTGCTAAGGTGCCGCGCACGACCATCCCCGATGCCGTGGAGTCCACGGGCATCGAGATCACCATTGACCAGGAGAAGGCGTTTGACTTCCTGGTCGATGACATCGACGCCGCGCAGGCGAACCAGTCTCTCGACGAGTACACCAAGTCGGCGGCGGCAGCACTCGTTGAAGACGCGGAGACCTTCCTGACCGCGATGCTGGCGTCAAAGGGCACGGCGGTGACGGGAATCGCGAACCCGACGAACTGGGAGACGGCTTACGCTGCGATCCTGAAGCTGCGCGGCAAGCTCTCGGCCGAGAAGGTCCCCGCGATGGACCGCGTGCTCCTGATCAACGCGGCCTTCGAGGAGTTCCTCCTCTCTGACGGGTCGAAGCTCACCAGCTTCGACAAGTCGAACATGACCACTGGTCTCCGCGAGGCGGCTATCGGTCGTCTCCTGGGCTTCGACGTGGTCACGAGCCCCTGGCTCGATAACACGAAGCCCATGGCGATCGGCTTCCACAAGCCGTCCGTGGCCTACGTGTCCCAGGTCGAGAAGACCGAGAGCATGCGTGCGGAACAGACCTTCGCGGATCGAGTCCGCGGCCTGCACGTCTACGGCGGCGCAGTCCTGCGCCCCAAGGCAGTTCAGGTCTTCAAGGCCTCGTGATGAAGGTCAAGGGAGCAAACGGGATCGAGTTTGAGCTCGCGGACGAGGTCGCCACGGCAATGATCACGGCGGGCATCCTCGAGGAGGCCGTGCCCGACAGTGAACCGCCTGAGCAGGAGCCCGCCAAGAAGTCCAAGAAGTAAAGGAAGTGCGAACATGAGCGCACCTCTCGTCGACATCGAGGACATCGAGGCGGCCCTCGGGCGTACGCTCAGCGACGAGGAGAAGCCTCGCGCTCTCTTCGTCGCGGACAAACTGTCTGAGGCATTCAGGCAGCGTGCGCGTCAGTCCTTCACGGTCGAGACGTATGTACACCGCTTGAAGGTGGACGCCGGTAGCCGGGTGTTCCCCACCCGGGCGCCTCTCGTGGAGGTGCTCGCCGTCTTCACTGACGAGGGGGCGCCCGTCGCGTACGAGAAGCGGCATGGGTTTCTCTTCGTGCGAGCGTGGTGCAGTGACTTCGTGGTCGTCACCTACACGGCGGGTCTCACCGAGGTCCCCGTAGCGGTGAGACTCCAACTCGCGGACAGCGTACGCCGGGTCCTCCTCATCCCTGACGCCGCAGCCCAGGGCGCAACTCAGGTGACCGAGACGACGGGACCGTTTACGCAGTCCCGCCAGTACGCCACCTGGGCGGTGGGCGGTCAGGCTCTCCTCTCCCCCGACGACCAGGCGCTCGCGGACTCGTATCGTCCGCGCCGTGCCGGGCACGTGTGGGTGATGGGGGGCGGCTGACGTGATGGAGGAGTGGAAGACTCCCGTCCAGGTCGAGGGGCGCGTCCGCCGCGACGAGGACGGTTACCTCGTCGAGGAAACCGCGGCGCGCCTCATCGGCGGGTGCCTGATCGCCCCGGGGCGGTTCACGGTGCCGGGGCTGCTCGATCAGGCAGCCTCCGAGCGCGCCGACGAGACCGCGACGCTCTACCTGCCTCGGGGAGTGGCGCTCAGCGTCGGAGACGTCGTCCGCGTCCCGGCTGAGCATCCTCTCGGCGGGAGATGGGCGGTGGAGGAGCCGTCCTCGCCGTGGCCGCGCGGCACGGCTGTCGTGATCTCACGGAGGTAACAAGTGGCAGTCAAACTGGTTCGCAACAATTTTTCGATTGAGGCGCTCCTGCAGTCCGAGGCGATCAGTCGCGCGATGGTCAGTGAAGCCGAAGCGGTGCGCGCGGCGGCAGCAGCAGCGGCCCCGAAACGGGACCGCGTGCTCGCGGAGTCGTACAAGGTCGAGGCCGTGATGGCGGAAGTGCCGACGCGCCGAAACGGCTCGTCACGCAGAGCTGCAGGCCGAGTCACCAATGAGGCCCCGCACGCTGTGCCCGTGGAGTTCGGGCACTTCACCAAAGACGGGCGCCGCGTCCCGGCCCAGCACACGCTCGGGAAACTCGCAGGCTCACGGAGCGCGAGAAAGGGCCGCACATGACGTACACGGATCCAGTCCAAGTACTCCGGGACGCGATCACCCGGGCGACGGGGGTCAAGACGGTGCGAGTACTCCAGGAGGGAAGCCTCCCGGACACATGGCCGATGCCGCTCGTCCACGTCTACGCGATCCAGAGCCAGGACCTCGATTACGAGAGGCTCTCCTCGATCGCCGTCGACGTGTACGCCAAGACCCCCACGGGTCACGGCGGCGTCGGCGCGGAGGCGCTCGCGGACCAGGTCGCGGATGTGTTGGCTGCTCGTCCTGTGGTGGGGGCGTCTGGGTGGGTTGACACGGTCGACGTGTCATCGCGGCTGGGTGTTCGCGCTGCTTATGGCGTCGTTGAGGTGGTGGGCCTCAGCGTTGACGCCACTCACAGGCCCACCGACTAACCACTGATTTGGAAGGAGGGCTGATATGGCTAATACGACCATTGAGGCTCTGAAGAAGAAGCACAACAAGTCGAAGAACGTGCGCAAAGCGTTGAACGTTCTCGCGTTCGTTGCGCCGCTGACGGCGGCTGTCCCGGATGCCCTGACGGATGCTGGGGGCGCTTTGAAGGAGATCCCGGCGGAGTGGGCGCCCCTGGGCATTTTCACCACCGATGGTGGTGAAATCGCGCCCGATGTGACCGTGGACGACGTCGACGGCCTGGGGTATGCGGAGCCGGTCCGCTCTGACCTGACCAAGGCATCTAAGACGATTAAGCTCAACATTTTTGAGCTGTTCCGCAAGGAGATGCTCTCCTTGACGCATGGCATTGACCTCTCGCAGGTCAAGGCGAACACGACCACGGGAGAAGTGGTCTTTGATGACCCGCTCCTCCCTGCGATCCCTGAGAAGCGCCTCCTGATCATCGCGGCCGACGGACCGGCAGATGACGAGTGGTTGATGGGCTGGTGCTTCACCAGGGCCAAGCTCGTCTCCATGCCGACGATCCCCCTGAAGGCCACGGACCCCATCACCGGGGACTTGGAGTTCAAGGCGTTTGCCGACGAGTCCGCAGGTACCGCTTGCCGTAACTATTACGGCGGGTCCGCGATGCTCAAGCACCGGGATATCACGGGATTCGAGGCCGCATGAGCTGCGGGCACGGCTGGGGGGAGAACAGCCCCAGCCGTGCCCGCCAACCTCCAGTGGAGAACGCAGACACGAGAAGGCAATAGGCATGAAGACGAAGACATTCCAGAAGGAAATCACCACGGCAGACGGGGACAAGGTCGTGCTCGAGCGCACCACCGACGACGCGGCAGACGCGGTGACCCTGCTTGCCCAGGGATGGGCAGAAAAGACGCAGGCGACGCTGCCCGAACCACCCGCCAGCACCAAGCCCCGACCCAACAACTGAAAACCGTCACAAAGGAGAACACAAAATGTCCGACAAGATCACCCCTACCCTGACCCTCGCGGCCCTGAACAAGCTGGACGGCGCAGCGGAGGCAACGCCGTTCACGTTCGGCCTCGCCGACAAGATCATCAAGTTCCCGGACCCGCTGGGCCTCAGCCCCGAAGAGGGTGAGGAACTCCTGACCGCCCTATCCGGAGGAACACGAGCCACGGAGATTATCAATAGCTGGCTCAGCGAAGAGGACGCGGAGATCGTTCTCAAACGCCTGAATCTCCGCCAGATGGTTCTCCTCATCAAGGCTGCCTCTGAGCATTACGAGGCGTCGCTAGGGAATGCGGGGGAAGGGCGAGCCTCTACGACCGCCTGACACGGTACGAGAGGCAGATCGTTGCGGATTTAGCGGAGCAGGGCTGGGACGTATACGCCCTGTTCCGCGCCCGCCGGTACCGGTTCCTGCTCACGCTAATTGACGCGCTCCCGTCGACGAGTAGGACGGTAGCGGCCATGCTCAATGATCCTGATGTCGCGCTAGAAACCGCTCGCGCGCTGGCCGAAGCCGAGGACGACGACTCGACGGAGGCGCAGCTACGCGCCCAAACCCCCGAGGTGAGAGTCATGCAGGACATTTTCGACCTGCTCGTCGCCGCCTTCGGGGGCAAGGAAACCTACCCCAGGCCTGAGAGCCTCACCGAGATCGCACTCGACGAAGCACGAACAGAAGTCCGAGACGCCAACGCGCGCCGGGCGCTCGCGGCTCTCATGCCGGGGTGGAGTCCTCAAGAAAACTGAATAACTACTACCTGCAGGAGGTCTGCGTGTCTGGCGTCTATCAGGCCGGAACGGTCTACGTCGATGTTGTGCCCTCGATGAAGGGCTTTTTTAAGAGCATCGAGAACGCGACGGTCGCGCAGATCCCGCAGGTGGCTGGCGATGCTGGCAAGAAGTACGCGGAGAAGTTCAAGGAACAGGTCTCTGCCTCGGGTAAGGACCTCGTTAACGCGATCGCTGACCCGCTGGGCAAGTCCACGGCGCGCCTGCGTCAGGAGGCCGCCAACACTGGTGCGGCCCTGCAGGAGGCGCACGCACAGGTTGCTAAGTCAGCGTCGGCGCTCGCGAAGGCGCGCGTCGAGGAGGAGACCGCGGCGACTGCGGTGGAGCGCGCGGAGCGTGCGCTTGCTGCAGCGCGGTCCAGCTCGTCTGCTGACTCGGCGGCTGTTGCTCGTGCGGAGTCGGCGCTGGCCTCGGCGCGCGAGGCGTCGGCTGCAGCGAACCGGAAGGCCGATCAGGCCTCGGCTGATCACGCGGACGCGCTGAAGAAGGAGAAGGTCGCGTCCGACAGCGCTCGCGTGGCGACCGAGGCCCTGGAACAGCGGGTTGCGAAGGCTCCCACCGGGTGGGAGCGCTTCAAGACGTCGATGAAGGAATGGGTGCGCGAGGCCGATAACGTCGAGCGCGAGGCCCGCGAGGTGGACTCCTCTCTTGGGCGTGTAGGCTCGGGAGTCTCCTCGCTCGGGGGATTCGTGACCTCGGCGCTCGGTCCGCTCGCGCTCCTGGGCGCGGCCGTCGGTATCGGTGGTTTCGCGTCCGAAGCAATTGAAGCGTCGGATGCGACAAATAAATTCGCGGACACATTGCGGTTCGCGGGCATTGACGATTCCAAGATCAAAGAGCTGGGCGCGTCTGCCCAGGCGTACGCCGACCGCACGGTCTATGACCTTGCGGACATTCAGGGCATCACGAGTCAGCTCGCGGCCAACGGCGTGGACGGCTTTGACCGTCTTGCGGAGGCTCTCGGCAACGTCAACGCGGTCTCCGGTGGCACGGCCGACACGTACAAGAGTCTGGGCCTGGCCCTCGTCCAGGTCAACGGTGCTGGGAAGTTGCAGACCCAGGACTGGAATCAGGTAGCCAACGCCATTCCGGGCGCGTCTGGCAAAATCCAGCAGGCGCTTGAGGACATGGGTGCCTACACGGGGAACTTCCGCGAGGCCCTGGCAGAAGGCCAGATCAGCGCCGAGGAGTTCAACCAGGCGATCCTATCGCTCGGTTTTGATGACGTCGCGGTCGCGGCGGCGTCGGATGTGTCTCGCATCGAGAACGCCGCCGGAAATTTACAAGCCACAATTGTAGGCGGATTCAAGGACATGATTGACCTTGCGAAGCCGCAGTTGACCGAGTTTATGACGTGGCTGTCGGATACGCTCGGTGCGGGCTTCGAGTGGATTAAGTCGACGGCTGTGCCGTCGATTCAGGGGATTTGGGACGTCCTCGCCAACGGGAACTTCTCGGGGCCGATCTTCGGCCTCGAAGAGGATTCTGGTCTCGTCGACTTCCTGTTTAACCTGCGCGACGCCGGCATGGCCGCCTGGGAAATGCTCAAGTCCGGATGGGATGCGGCGACGAACCTCGCGTCTGCGTTCGCTCCGCTCGCCAAGAGCGTGTGGGACCTCGTGTCCTCGTTCGGCGGTGACGGCCCGTCAGTGATCCAGCAGACTGCGGACGCGCTCAAGAGTGTGTTCGACTGGGTCGCGGCGAACACGGACATCGTGGCGCCGCTGATTGTGGCGGTGACCGCCGGAACGGCTGCGTTCAAGGGGATGAGCGCGGCGATGGGCGCGATCAACGCCGTAAAGGCGGCGGGCGGCCTGCTGCAGTTCGTCAAGGCCACAAACTTGGCGAAGGCTGCGCAGGCGGCTTTCAACGTCGTGGCGGGCTTGAACCCGATTGGCATGATCATCACGGCGATTGCCGCGCTCGTCGCGGGCCTCGTCTACTTCTTCACGCAGACCGAGACAGGCCGCAAGGCCTGGGCGGCGATCACCGACGCTTTTTACAGTTTTGTGGATTGGATCGGATCGACGTGGACGTCCACGATGGAGTCGATCTCCTCGTGGTGGACGGGCACGTGGGACGGCGTCTCTGGATTTTTCTCGGCCTACGTCGTGCAGCCTCTGCAGACGGCATGGGATGCGATCTCCTCGATCTGGGACGGTATCGTTACCGTCTTCAAGACGGCTTTTGCGATCATCGTCGGAATCGTTCTCCTCCCCATCAAGCTCTACATCGAGGCGTGGGCTGCGGTCTTCACCTGGGCGTACGAATACGCTATCAAGCCCGCGTGGGATGCTATCTGCCAGGCGTTCACGTCGGCGTATGACAGCGTTATCAAGCCCGTGTTCGAGCAGATCGCCGCCACGTGGCAGTGGATCGCGGGGATCGCCACCGAGGTCTTCACGGGGATCGTGGCGTTCCTGCAGGGTGTGTGGGATGCGATCTCCGCTGCTGCGTCAGCAGCGTGGAGCGGGATCGTCACTGCCGTGACCTGGTACGTCAGCACGGTGTGGTCCATCGTTTCCACGGTGTTCACGACAGTCGCGGGTGTAGTCTCCTCGATCTGGAACGGGATCGCTTCGACGATCTCGGGCGTGTGGGAGTCCATCAAGACAGCCGCGAGCACTGCAGTCCAGTGGGTCTACGACTCTGTCACCGGTGTGTTCTCGTCGATGTCGTCGAGTGTCTCCTCGACGTTCGACGGCATGAAATCGGCTGTCGAGAGCGTCTGGAACCAGGTGAAGGGCGTTGCGGCTAAGCCTGTCAATTTCATCATTGACACGGTTTACACCAATGGCCTGAAGTCTCTGGTGGAGACGGTCGCCTCGAAGATCGGTTTGTCGCTGACGTTGCCGACGGTTCCTAGGATCGCCGAGTACGCCGGAGGCGGCATCGTCCCCGGATACAGCCCGGGACACGACACGATCCCGGCGATGCTCTCCCCCGGCGAGGCAATCCTTGTCCCCGAGCTCGTCCGCCAGATCGGACCGAGCCGCATCATCGCCGCTAACTACGCCGCCTCGAAGCGCCGCCCCGGCGGCACGCCCGGCAAGGCCCCTGCGGGCTTCTCAGGCGGGGGCATCGCCCATTTCGCGGGCGGCGGCATCGCAGGTTGGTTCGCCGACGCCGCGAAGGGCGTCGCGGACTTTTTCGCGGATCCCCTCGGCTCCGTCGCTCAGCTCATCACCGAGCCCGTGCGGGCACTGATGAAGGACATCGCCCCCGGAGTCATCGGCGAGCTCGGCGCCGGCGGCGTTGAAAAGCTCCTGAGCGGCGTCGGCGATTACTTCAAGAAGAAGACTGACGAGTCCTCCTCAGCCGGTCTCGTGGGCGCCGCAATGCGGGCAGTCCAGATGCAGGTCCCCTACGTGTGGGGCGGCTCCGCGATCCCGCCGGGCCTGGATTGCTCGGGCCTGGTCTACTGGTCCGCCCAGCAGCTCGGACTGGGCTGGCCGCGACTCACCGCCGCGGGCTACCAGTCCGGCGCGACGCCGATCCCCTGGTCGCAGGCCACACCCGGTGACCTCCTCTTCTGGGGGTCCCCGGCCCACCACGTGGCGATCTACGCGGGCGGCGGCCAGATGGTCGAGGAACCAAAGCCCGGGTTATCCGCCCGCAAGATCGGCATCTGGGGGTCACCGACCGTCGGCAGGTACGGCGGCGCCCGCAAGTACGACCGCGGTGGCTGGCTCCCCTCGGGAGTCACCGCCGCAGTCAATCAAACGGGCGCGAGGGAAGCAATCCTCACTGCCCGTCAGTGGGCCGACGTGTCCGCGCTCGCGGCCACCGGCGCGGGTGCAGGGATCTCTCTGGAGGGCGCGCAGGTGCAGCTCGTCCTCGATGACGGCGCGCAGTTCCGCGCGCACATCGAGGACATCAGTACGGGCGTCCTCGCCCGCAGGAAGCAGTTCGCGGGAAGGAGCAGATAGTAGTGGTTCGCGTCAATCTGTGCCGAAACCCGTCGTTCGCGTATGCGCTGCGGGACTGGATGAGGATCGCTCCGGCCACGATCCGGATCGGCTCGGATCCCGCACCGTGGGGCGGACACACTCGCCAGTCCCAGCAGTATCTGGCGATCGACATCCCGACCGGCGTGCAGGGGCCGATCGCCACGCCGACGGCGGTCACTGTCGCTGGCGGGCAGACGGTTGCCGTTTCAGCGCTCGTGCGCACGAGCCCTGGCCTGGCGGTCGCGGTCACTCCCGAGTGGAATATTGGCGGCAGCAGGGTGGTCGAGCAGGTGCCCGTGCTGCTGGCGTCCAGCGAGGACGGGACCCGCCCGACGTGGGCGTTCACCGCCCCTGCTGGGGCCACCGCCGTCAGGCTGCGTTTCGAGGCTCGCACGACCTCCGACGCAGACCGGGGATCCATGCCAGGCCGGGTGGACGTCGACGACGTCATGATCACCGCAGCCGCAGACCCACACGAGGCGATCGCTGACGCCGCGACCTTCTTCGACGGAGACACCCCGCAGCGGCGCATCGGGTACGGTCGCCGGGCGCTCACACATGAGTGGACCGGCGCTCGAGGGGCCTCGTCCTCGCGCGAGGTTGAGGCGGACCTGAATATGACTACCGTGCCGGTGGCGGTCGTGGAGGGGGGCCAGGCGGCGCGGGTCCAGGTGGTGATCCCATCGGCGCTTGTGCCTGTGGGCACGTCGTGCCGCGTCGAGGGCCTCGCCGACAACGGTT